GATGAGATATATGAGCAAATAAAAATATTTATACCTCAAATTACAGTTAATAGAAAAGATATAGATATTACTCAAAAGGAAAGAGGAAAACTCGTTGCTAATATTAAAATAATAAATAAAATTGATTTTACTAATGAAACATATTCACTAGTTATTTTTCAAGAAGAGGAGTAGTGCTATATGATTGATGAAAAGACATTACAAATAAGCAATAAATCATATATTAATAAAGATTTTCAAACAATATATCCTGAGTTAGTTGATATTGTTAAAAAGTTAACTGATAAATGGAACCCTGAGGCTACAAATGAGTCAGACCCTCTAGTAGTGCTATTGAAATTAATGGCGTTTGTTGCTGATAAAGAGAATTACAATATAGATAAGAATGTTCTTGAAAGTTTCTTACCAAGTGCTACACAAGAGACTTCTTTTAGAAATATTACAGAGATGCAAGGTTATACAATGAAATATTATGAATCTGCTTCTACCAATATTTCTGTTATGTACTCAGGTGAAGAACTCGATAATGGAAGAACAATTAAACTCCCTCCATATACAACAACTTTTACTAATGAGGATAATACAGTTGTTTACTCTTTATGTGATTCATTAGTTCTTTCACAAAGAGGTCAAACAAACGTAGGTAAGATAATCGAAGGAAAATTCCAAGATTTAACAATAAATGGTAATACTAATATTCAATTATCTAATTTAGATTTAAATAATAGATTATATTTCCCTAATCAAATGATAGCAAGTAATTTAGTACTTGTAAAAAATGATGGTGATTTCTATGATTGGAATACTTGGAAACAAACTACTAATTTAAATGGACATGTTCCTTTAAGTAGAGTATTTAAGTTTGGTTATGATTCCTCTAAATCACTTCCATATATTGAGTTCCCTGATGATATAGGAGAACTTATAGATGGTGGTTTGAATGTTAAATACATTATAAGCAAAGGTTATCAAGGTAATATAACACCTAGAACTCTTACAGTTCTTGAGGGTGCTTCTGATTATCATTTCGACAATGGTGATTCTATCAATGTTGACTATTTATACGTTAATAATATGTTTGCTGCTATAAATGGTAAAGATAAGGAAACTTTAGATGAAGCCTATAACAACTTTAGAAAGACTGTTGGAACATTTGATGTTTTAGTAACTACTAGAGATTTTGCTAATTACTTATATAATCAATATGATACTCAAACACTATCCCCTCTTGTTTCAAATATACAAGTATCTGATAGAAGAACTGATATTAATTTCGTAACTCAAATTACAACAATTACACCTGAGGGTGAAAAGGTTGACTATCATAAAGAAGCCTTCAAAACAGCGGGAACAGGTGCACATGGTGAAATAACACCTTTCGATTTAGTGCTATATCCTTTAATGCATGTTGAGGTAATTAATGAAAATGAGGCATATGATGAGACATATAAAAGTTCTGATAAATTACTAACTCTTATTGAAAATCTAGAAGATGCTCAATCTATAGACCACACATATCTAAGTTTGCATGAAGTAGAGTTCTTAGATGATACATGTACACACCCTTACTTAGTAAAAGCAATGTACAATTTAAATTGTAAATTGATAACTATAGAAAAGGTAAATCAAACTGAGGCATTCTCTATTATAAATAACGTTAAACAAGAACTTTATAATAATTTTAATGCTAGAAAAGTTGATTATGGTAAAGCGATACCTTATGATAGTCTATTGCAAGTAATTCAAAACGCAGACAATAGAATTAAGAATGTAATTTTAGACGAACCTAAATTGACAACTAAATATATGTCATCTAATGGCAAAGGGGTAGACTCTAACTTATATAAAAATATGGCAACAATGAAGGCTAAGAATGTACTAGCTGGTAAAGTTGAGTTATTCGAATATGATAATTCGTTTAATTTCAAGTATAGTCAAGATAATTCAGATAATGACATTATTAATAATATAAGTTCTTTAGAACCTAGACTTAACCTTACTTTAAGTGCAAATGAAGAGTATACATTGAAAGTTAACCAGGAAGTTGAATTAATGTGCCCTAACTATAGTGTAGATAGTACGGCTGTTGTTGGTGTAAATTATAATTGGAACTCTACTACACTTGATGGAAGTGTTCCACATAAATTAGCAAGTGGCGAAGTACTTAAAATAAGTACAACTACTACAAATGAAGGTAGCCAATTAACTTACACTGAAGTTTATGATTATAACTCTATAAAGAGATATAGAGGTGACAAAGAAGAGGACGTCCTTATCTTTAATAAATCTGTTGATGAGAATATTATTCAATCTAATTTTTCATTATCTTCAGGAGGTTGGAAAACTCTTGGAACAAATGAAAGCATTGATTTCTTATCAAAGGTTGAAGTTGTATTAGATACTCCTGTTAAAGCATATTGGTTTGTGAATAACGCAGATAATGTATTATTTACTCAAGAATATACAGAAGGTGGTAATTATTATAGAATATTGGATGAGGGTGAATATTTCTTCTATGCAGATACAACCTTAACCAAGGTGGAAGTATTTGGAAGCGGTACTAAGTTAACCGTTCCTATTTCAAGTGGTATTAATTGGCAATTATCTAGAAATGATTTGATTTCTGTAGATACTTTTACAAGTTCTGATATAGCAACATTTAGTACAATTAATTGGAGAAATCTAAACTTAAGTAGTCTTACAAAAATGACTGCTGAAGAGCAACAAATATTTACAATGGGCGAAGATGATAAATTTAGTATAAGTAGTGGTGCAGACCTTGATTACACTCTTCAATCTTTAGACGATGGTGCTATATTAAATGCAATTTTAAGTGATGGAACACCTTATACACTTACACAATCTTCAACAACACCTTGGAAGATTAGAACAAGACTTGTTATAGATAGTGGACCTGATAGACCTCAAATATTAAAGGAAAATGAAAGTTTAATTATAAATGAAGACACATATGAATTAACAGGTGACAATTTGTTAACATTTGAACTTAGTAGTTTAGTTCAATCAGCAAGTACAATAATAAATCTTTCTAATGCCTCATTATATCAGTATGTAGAAAATAAGTGCCAAATGGTTAAAGATGGTCAAACTGAAGATATTCCTTTAGACACTAATGGTGGATTTAATGTAGCTGTTGGAGGTGTTTCTTCCATTGTATTAAACTTCCCTAACGTGTCAGGAGATGCTACTTGCCTAGTAATTTATAACAATACAAAAATAGGCGATGCATATCAATATCAAACAACTACCCCATACACTAAAAACTGGAACTATGAGGTATTTAATGTAGACTCAACAGTAACTTCAGAAAATTTCAATGAAAAGAAAGAAAATCTTTATATTAAGGAAAATGATGAGTATGTTCATTTAAGTGCTAGTGCTAGTTACGATGTCAATGAAACCTATTATATTAAAGAGCATGCTACGGAAGATATTAAGCCAGGTGTTAACTGTATTTCAATTAAAGATGCAAATACACTTACAATCACAATTAATGCAGATTCTATAGGAAATATTGCTTTCTTACCTATTAGATTGGCTAATATGTCATCAGACGACATTGAATATAATGACGTTTTAAAATTAAGTTCTACTTTCGAAGAAGAATTAACTACATTTAACGCAATCTTAAAAAAGTATGAGGAAACATTCAATTGGTTCTACAATGTACCTAATGCTTATGCAATAGATTTTGATGATTTTAATAATGCGGCTGTTTATTTTGAAGTGAATAATTTATACAACAAATTTGTTCTTCCTGAGATTGATTTTGATACAAGTAATATAAGCATATTAAGGTCTTCATTACTTTCATAGAGGTGCTAATGATGTTAGAGATAAAGAATAAAGTTCCTTCAACTTATTACAATAACTCAAGAGACTTCCAAGTTTTAGGAAGAACTCTTGAGACATTATTGAATTACATAAATTTAAATATATTTAATATGAGGGGTACTTATAATCCTGAAAATCTTGACCCTTCTCTTGTTGAATTAGCATTAACAACTCTTGCCTTTGATTCAAGTCATAATTATCAAAATGTTGACTTAATTAAACTTGCCCAAATTTTTAAAAAGATGATGAGAACTAAAGGTACTAAAGAGGCAATAAATGATATAATTTATATCTTGTTAAGAAGTCAAAGAGTTGAGGAAAGTTATTATGTTAAGATAAACAATCTCACTTTAAATCTAAGAGATATAGACAACACTGATTTAGACGAATTATACTCTATTGATTTATATTTACCTGAAAAATTAAAAGACCTTGTTTTAATAGACGATTTATTTGATTATATATTACCAGCTGGCTATGTTTATACAAAGCATGGTGTTGCTACTCTTCAAGGAGATA